GTCGAACTATAGAGCCGATAAAAGGTTCTATTGCCGCAGATGATAGTGCAATTGTTGGGACAACTATAACTACTCACGCATGTACATCCTGTCCTAATACGTCAGTAAATTCTGTCTATCTCTATCGGATAGCCTTAGACGGCTCACCTGCCGTGGATAGTGCGTGGGGTATGGGTAGACTCTTTGGTCCTGCGGCAGATCCTTATGGGAATCATAGTAATTCAACAGAAACCTCAATCCACGGTGGAGCTTACCATGCCACGGGTGACCATAACAATCTATTTTTCCAATACTCCTCGAATAATTCTTGCTGGTGGCAGACAAAAATAATAGGTTCCTATACTGACGGAGGCCCTCAGTACGCTGATTGGGACGGAGACTCTTTTGGCTCTGGGGATTTGAAGCATGTATATGAGGATCTTACAAATGCATATACCCCTCATAATCCTGAAAATCTTGGGTATCTAGGACACCCATCGTTTGATAGATGGGGGCAGTACTTCATTCTGGGATCTTCTCAGGACGCAGGGGATGGCTGTATCTGGGGTTGGAATTGCAACCCTGGTTCTGTATTGGCTAGTGTTACAACAGGAGGCAATCCTCCGTGGTATGATAGCAACAATGGTAATTATCCTCTCAATTATAATCAGTATGATGGACAGCATCATTCCTGGACAGCGTGGAGTGATTACCTAGTTGGTACGGATATTACTGGAACGGATTATCTAGTCGAAAACTCATATAAAAACACAACACAAACCGGGAAAACTAACACCGTAGCACAGCATAGATTTGCTGATGTTGAGCGACCTTCACCTTTGAATAACTATAATGTTTTTCCTATGGCGATACAGTCACCAGATGGTACTAAGGTTCTATTTAATACCGTTCTGTTTCACTCGGACTACGATGGTGACTCCGATGACGATGATTATCAGAGCATAGTTTATTCAGTAGCATACTACCCGTACCCTCCGACAATATCGTCATTGTCTGTATCTAGTGGTACAGCAACTATACAACTTACAGATCCAAAATACTGCGACAGGGTATGGCCTACAGGAGGTTCTAACATCCCTCCAGCCCGTGAGGTAGCATCATTCAGGATATGGAAATCTACTGATAAAATTACTTGGACACCGATAGAAGGCACAGTAACCAACACAGTTTGGTCTAGGTTTAATTTCAAAACAGGGGCCTGGTCGGGGAATGCATATGAGACCGGAACATTTTCGCTCTCTAATGGCACCTGGTACATCGCAACAACGAGCGTTGAGACTAGTGGACTTGAGAGTCATAAAGTGGGAAATATCTATACTATTACTGTTTCCGGTGGGAATGGTACTGGCTCTCAGGACACTGCATACCCATCCGATCCGGGTTGTTTATCTAATATAAGTCAGAAGATAACCAGCACCTATCAGCCTTCTATGGTTAGGCACTACAATATCTATGCGGAGGACGGGGCTGCTCCAACTATCAATCAAGTTAATAGAGTAGCTTCTATTTCTACATTACACGGAAACACTTGGATTGACTGGTTAGGGAATACTAGCGGAACAACCCAATACCGTGTGACAGCTGTAGATACTCAGGGTAATGAAAGTGAGGTAGGCGCTAGCTACACGCACAAATTATCTCCAGCAACGGCTGATGGGCAGTATACTCTTTCGTGGAGTAATACTATGGTATCAAACAGTGGGCGTGTGCTTAGTGGTGTTATTATTCAGTAAAAATTACAAAGGAGCTATTTTATGGCTGATGAATATGTAAATGTAACAGATGATATTCATGCGAGTACTGAGGACGATCAATGGTCTCAAGCGGCGGAAGAGGTATCTACTACTCCGCTAGCGAATATCGAAATCTCTGCTCTTATTAATGCTATGGCTGTTGAAGGATCTCCTTTCAAATTCCTGATAAAATTCTGGGACCGTGATGGAGTGCTCTCTACCCCTACGAGTGCGACGTGGAAGGTAAATGACAACAACTCAGGAACTGAGTTAGGAGCTGGAAATCTTAGTGCCGAAAGCGTTACAGAGCTTATTTTGGAGAACTCGGTCCAGTCCATCTGTAATGATGTGCTTTCTTTTGAGAAACACACCTTAACTGTTGTGGCAAATGACGCGGGAAGTAGGGTGATTGCAGGAGAAGCGGAATTTTATGTAAAGAACTTAAAATTCTACGCTGTGGCGTAGACAAAGGAGGGGTTAAATGAGAAAGTTTCAGAAGTGGTTTTTAGGAATCTTGGGTATCTTGCTTATTGGAGTAGTAATAGTCGATGCCGCGGTGAATGTCAAAACAGGAGATTATGGTGATTTTATTGCTTCCGCAAACGGAAAAATCCTAAGGTTGAAGGATTATGTAGTAAAAGACCTTTGGATCGATTCTACTCCTACAAACGACCACTCTTGTGAAGGGGTGAGAATGTTAGTGGAAGCAGGAGAGACTCTTGCTGCAGGGAATGTTGTTTATGTAACCAGCTCGACAGGAGTTTCTGCTCCTGTGGTTTATAAAGCAGACGCAGATGCTGCTTCTACTATGGGCGCGACAGCTCTTCTTGTTATGGCCACAACTGCAGATGGTGCAACAACCTATGCGTTGGTTTGTGGAACGGCAAGAGATGACACTTGGAACTGGACTAGGGGATCAGCTGTTTATGTATCAACAACTGCGGGAGGTCTTACCACAACAGCACCCTCGGGTTCTGGAGATGTTGAAAGGAAAGTTGGGATCGCGATCGGCGCAGATCAGTTGCTCTTTCAACCAGAACTTTATACTACAACGAATTAGAAAAAAGGAGAGTTTTATGCCACGCTATCTGCCCCCTAACCGTGAACGAGTGCACTCTGTTAAGCGTGTTAGTGATAGACATCAAGAGCTTATCAGACGTGTAGTCCGTGGAGACCGTCCTGGTGATATAGCTAACGCTATGGGTATGACTCGGGCATGGGTAAGTGTGTGTAAAAACTCTCCTGCTCTTCGTGAAAGAATTGACACTCTTCAGAATGAAGCTAATAACTATATTACTACTGCAAGACAAAGGATTGATGAACTTTCTGCAAGGTCTCTTGATGTTCTGGAAGGGATTCTTAAGGATAAGGATGACAAAACAATAACTCCACGCCTGAAGGTTGATGTTGCAAAAGACATCCTTGACCGTGCGGGGCATGGAGCAGTTAAGAAGGTGGAGTCAAAAAATCTTCATGCAAGTCTTTCAAAGGAAGATGTTGATAAGATTGTGGGAAGAGCGTTTTCAGTAGATCTTAGTGAAATAATCGAAGGTGAGGTTGTTAGTGATTAGCATAGGCGATGAGATTCTTGTAAAGAGTGCTAAGCACACTAGCGCGTTTGGGAAGATTTTCCTTCCTAATCATTACACTCGTCCGTTTAATCCAGCGGTTCACAAGGATATGTTTGCTGTTATAGATAGTTCTTCTCAAAAAAATGCGCTTGCCGCTCCAAGAGGGATTGGAAAAACAACCACGGCAGGGTTGACTCTTCCACTAAGAAAAATTTGTTGGAAACTACTCGACTATATCTGTATTATTTCCTGCACAGCAACGAAGGCTTGTGAAGATCTTGGAACGTTGAAAAAGGAGATAGAAACCAATGAGCTCCTCCTTAAAGTCTTTGGAGATCTTGCGGGCAACAAATGGGCTGAGGATGTTATTGAAACTTCAAATGGAGTTAGAGTTGTTGCAAAAGGAGCAGGCCAGCAGATTAGAGGAACTAAGAGTGGTCATGCAAGACCTCAACTTATTATCATTGACGACCTCGAGAATCCTGAGGCAGTTAGATCTCCTGAGAGAAGAGCTCAACTTGAAGAATGGTTGTTCGCAGATGTTATCAACTCTCTTGCGGACGGAGGATCGATAGTTCTTATCGGTACTGTTCTCCACCAAGCTGCGTTGCTTACAAAGCTTCTTGAGAATCCTTCTTGGAACTCAAAAAGAATCGAACTGTTTAATGCGGAGGGGAAGAGTAATTATCCCGAGTACAAGAGTGATGCAGAGATAAAGAAGATGATTGAAGAGTATAGAAACATGGGAATGCTTGATACTCTTTACAGAGAATATAGGAATCTTCCGATCTCCTCCGAGGATGCTATTTTCAAGCCCGAGTATTTTAAAGTTTACGATCCAGATTGGATAAAGCTTCCTACAGTCCGTTACGTCGTGCTGGTTGATCCTGCGAAGACGGTAAAAATGTCCTCGGACTTCTCCGCAGTAATTTGCGTGGGGGTAGACACAACTCATAACAGAATCATGTTTGTGGATTGCATTAGTGCAAGAATGGAACCTGATGAAATCTACAAACATGCGGCTGATATGGCAGATAGATGGAAGACGAGTGATATTGGTGTGGAAGTAACTTCTTTGCATCTTTTTATAACCACTCCTTTCAAAACCTTTCTCTCAACAAGAGGAAAATACTACAACCTTATAGAGCTGCATGCAAGAGGAAAGAAGGAAGATAGGATTAAAGAACTGAATCCTTTCTACAAACAAGGGATAATGTATCACAACCCATCTCCTTCTATAAGTGGGAAGTTAGAAGAACAACTTTCCGCGTTTCCTTGCTCAAGAAATGATGACGTAATGGATGACTTTGCTTACATATTAGAGGTGTTTGACATCCAGAACATGGTCTTTTCTGTAACTGGCTTACCGGATTTTAGTGAGGAAGATGAATATACTATGCTTTTGGAAAAAGAAGATTATATTCCTCTTCCACGATACCAGCTTGCACCATAGAGATTGTGTTCAATTATTGAACACTAGGCGGAGGGACTTGGTAAATGCTGACAGTGAGTGTGGGAAGTGCGATGGTAATAATAACTGTGGTGGCGAGTATTGTGACTATTATTTTCAAAATGATAGACGGATGGGCGAAGTCAAAGGATTGCTACGTGACCACGGATCAGTTTAAAATGTTCCTTGACTCTCACAACCACATGATTGAGGGACTGACAAAGTGGATGGAAAGAATGGAAACGAGGATCAACTCTCTGGAAAGGGGAGGTATGTAATATGCCCGTGATTATACAAGGATCAAATTCAAATATCCGATATAGCTCAGAAGACGACTATACCGAGTTTTATAAGGAAAGGTACCCTGAGGGAATTGTTCTTCGTCCTGACAGCGAGGAGCATCAAAAGCTTATCAAACTTGTGATGGGCTTGGCAAGAGATTCTTTTGACTGCATCAGCAAGAGGCATGCTTCGTGGAATTCTATTGATGAAGTTCTCACGGTGTACAAGCCGGCCGACTCGAAAGAGGTTGACCAGCAGAAGGTAGATAGTAGGACTCCTGTTTCCATTGTTGTTCCTTCCATGTACGCTCAACTTGAGACGTTGATGACGTATCTGACTATCTCCTTCCTCGACGGGGATATATTCCTTTACGAAGGAAGAGCAGAAGACTATGTTGCCGCGAAACTCTTACAATACGTGATAAACCGCCAGTGTGAATGGTTCAAAGCTCCTCTTGCTATTCACTCCTGTATGAGAAGCGGTTTGGCTTACGGCATTGGAGCTTCTTCTCTCTTTTGGGATAAGAAAGAAGGGTGGATGAGGACTATAAAACAAGGGGTGATAACCGACTCTTCAGGACAGCTTTACAACGCAGGAAATAACATCTCCCGTGAATGGGGTGTGGAATTTGAGGGGAATAGGATTGACAACATAGACCCCTATAAACTCCTCCCTGACGCAAACGTTTCCATCACGGAGTTCCAAAACGGAGAGTATTTTGGGTGGATAGAAGACACGAATTACATGAGACTCCTTGATGGAGAAAGAAACGACAATACGCTTTTTAATGTAAAGTATTTGAAAATCTTCAAAGACCAGTCTTTTACAGGAGTCTTCGGGGGAGATAACAGCAGAAGGGACAAACACGATGTAAAGGGGTCTTCGAGAAAAGGGAACATCCCTCTTATCAATATGTTTGTGAAACTTATCCCTAAGGACTATAAACTCTCGGATGAGGAATATCCCCAGAAGTGGCTCTTCACCATTGCCGCGGAGAGTGTTGTTGTGAGAGCCCTTCCTTTGGACCTTGATCACAACAAATTCCCGGTTGCAGTAAACGCCCCAGACTTTGACGGCTATTCCGTAACTCCGGTTTCTCGTCTTGAGATGTTGCTGGGATTACAGACCTCGTTAGATTGGCTCTTTAACTCTCATATGACAAACGTGAGAAAAGCAATTAACGATAGTCTAATCGTGGACCCCTCGCTGATAAACATGAACGACTTTAACCAAGAAGGCCCGGGGAGGTTGATAAGAATGCGCCGTGCAGCTTGGGGGCGCGGGGTTGAAACAGCTGTAAAACAGCTCCAAGTAACTGACATTACTGCTCACAACATTTCCGACGCATCCTTTATTATGGACATAATGCAGAGAGTTTCGAGTGCGACGGATTCAACGATGGGGATTATGCGGCAAGGAGGGGAAAGAAGAAGTGCCGCAGAGTATCGTGGAACATCTATGAGTGCAATGTCAAGATTAGAACACATAAGTAAAATGATCTCCCTCCAGTACATGTACGACCTGGGCTACTTGATGCTAAAACATACTCAGCAATTCATGAGCAACCCGGTTTATATGAAGGTCTTGGGAAACCTTCCTGATGAGTATCGTTCAGAATACGGAGAGGGAATTGTCATCGACCCTATGAGCATTGCCGCTCCTATTGACGTTATCATAAAAGACGGAAGTCTTCCATCCAAAGGGGTAGAAAACCTTGAAAGCTGGGTTCAGCTCTTCCAAGCTATTGCGTCAAACGAGCTACTTGCTCAGCGCTTCGACATCGTGAGGATTTTCAAACACATGGCTCGGTTGATGGGGGCAAAGAATTTGAACGACTTCGAGATAAAGGCCGCAGTTGTTCCTAATGAGAGCGTTTCCTCTGAGGTACAAAAAGGGAACCTTGTTCCTATAACACCTGCAAGGGCTGCGTGATGACACTGAGACCTGATAAGAGTTACAGAGACGTAATCTTCCGCACACGGAATTTGTGCGCTGGAAAACACTACGCAGCTCAGGAGGTAAAGGAGCTTCCTATTGATTCGTCTCCTTTAGCTGTTCAGGGTTTGCTTCTTGAAGAAGGTTATAAATTCTTAAGGGATGGAACCTACATCCCTGTGGTTGAGGTGAGTTTTACTAACACAGATCATGAGAGAATAGGTTTTAAAAACAACGTGTGGTATTCAAAAGACTCCGGGGATTACAAATACATAGGAACAGTTCCTGTGTTTGATAACTATTGCGAATTCGACGTTCCTGGAGCTGGAAGCTACGTTATTAAAATCCAAACAGAGAATCCAGATGGAGCAAAGCTTCTTTGGGCAGACTGCCCAGAGGCTGTTATTGTTGTAACTGCAGATCTTGTTTCTCCAGATTTTACAGAATTCTTTGACGAGTTATGTTCTTTTGAAAGAAATATCGAACTTGCCTGGAGACCTGTTACGAATAAGGATCTGGGGGCTTATGAAATAAGAACTGATCTCAACTGGGGTTCTGAATCTGGACTGATTTATAGAGGACTGGCCACATCCTACATATGGGCCAACCCGTGGTCAGGGATTTTTAGCTACTCTTTCTATATCAAAACAGTGAATAGAAATGGAGATTACTGTTCTGACACAGCAGACTCGATAGAGCTTACAAATAACCCTCCTTTCCTTGTCCCTGGTTCTCTTGTTCTTGTCTTCGACGGAAGTAATTTGACAGGAAGATGGCAGCCAGCAGTCTGCCGTGATTTGGATTACTACCAGGTGAATATTTACAGTGACGTTCTTCTTACAAACCTTCTGAGGAGTGTAAAAACTCAAGAGTGTTCTCTTGTTTACACAAGACAGATGTGGATAGAAGACGGTTCTTGTGAGCATGTATATTGGGAGTTAGAAGCTCACAATGTTGTAGGAAATCATAGTGCAATAACGAGTAATGACATGGAAGGAGATGTTGTTCCTCCTTCTACAACTGCTGGCTTTTCTGTTGAGCCTATAATGACAGGACAACTCAAGTTCACCTGGACTCCGGGGACGGAGCTTGATATTGAGTTTTATGAAATCCGTCTGAACGATGCGAATTGGGGAACGAAGGATAGTAATCTTATAACGCAGTCAAAAACAACAGAGTTCCTTCTTGATGTATTCTCGGTAGGACAGAATACGTTTTACATAAAAGCAAGAGATAGGGGAAGGAACTATTCAACAAGTGCAGCTTCTGCGAGTATAATGATAACTGCACCTGGAACTGTTTCAAATGTGTCTGTTACGGTAATAGATAATAATGTCCTAATAACCTGGGACCCTGCAACAGGACAGTTTCCTATTGCTGACTATGTGGTTAAAAAAGGAGCTACTCTTGGAACCGCAACAACTGTTTTGAATATCAAAGGGACTTATGCTCAAATCTATGAAGGAGCTTCTGGAACCTACACATATTGGATTGCTGCAACAGATGTTGCAGAGCATACTGGGAATTATGTCTCTTGCCAAGCGCTTGTTGACGAACCCGCGGATTATACGATAAGAGATCGTCTTGTTTGTGACTGGAGTAATGGGACATTAACAGGAGGTTTTGTAATAGAAGACGGTCGTCTTGTTCTTGGAGTAGATGCTACGCAAACCTTCGCGGAGCATTTTACTGATAACTCTAATGTGACCCTTTCAGACTTCATTAGTGATGGATGGAACTTCTTTCTTGAACCCGCGATTCTTAGCGTAGAAGCTTCTTATGAGGAAACATTCTCATTAGGAGCTTTATTCCCTACTACTAGAATCCGTCTGAATGTGGAATGGAGTAGTCTTGACACCACAGTAGATAGAACTGATTTCGTCGTAAGCGTTGGCTTGAGTGATGGCGGAGTGACTTATGACTGGACAGAAGACCCTACTGATCTTATTGCGGAAGGGTTTGATTATGTGAAGATAAGAGTTGAGTACACCCCCGTGACTGCAACGAAGCTTCCTCTGTTCCTCCGAATAAGTGCAATTCTTGACATCAGAATGAAGTATGATGGTGGGAGTGGGGATTATTCTTCAACTACAAATGAATCAACAGGAGTTATTGACTTCGACGGAGGTTCTTCTGAGATCGAACCCGGAGATACCATCACTGGCGCAACGAGCGGTGCAACTGCTTATGTTGAGGATGTTCTTCTAACAAGCGGAAGTTGGGGAAGTAGTAACGCAGCTGGGACTCTTGTTCTTTCTTCCATAAGCGTTACAGCGTTTCAGAATAATGAGACGTTGAACGTTGGGGGATCCGCACATGCTGTTGCGGATAATGTGGAAACAAGAGGAGTTGTAGCTTATTTCGGGAAGAGTTTTATTGACGTGATCTCTTTGGTTGTAACAGGAAGAGCAAGTGATGGAACAACCCTTAGTCCTGTGGTAGATTTCAGGGATCTAATCTACCCCGAGTTCTTCTGCCTACAACTAAGGAATGGGAGTGGAACAAAAACTAGCGGCCGTTACGATTGGACCGTGACTGGTTATTAGAAGGAGAGAGCAATGGGAGCAAACTGGAGTAACCCACTTTCGACATCGGAGTATTTGGATCTTCTTGCAGATTTGAAAGCAAGAGATGTCGATGCGATGACCATGATGTATTCGCTTACAGGAGTAAGTAATATTCCCACAAATGCTATTCGCCATAATCCTGACACAGGAAGACTTGAAAGGCACATTGGAGGAGGCTCGTGGGTCGATCTTGGTTACGTTGCGGGAATTACAAATCAAGCGGCGGGGGATTTAGTAGCTAAATCATCTTCCACGGGGTGGGAAAGAATTCCAAGCGCTACTGCTGGGTATGTTCTTAAGGCAAACGGGGTAGGTTCAGCTCCATCTTTTCAGGCGATAGGAACTGTTCCTAATGCCACTCTTGCTGCTGCTTGTACAAACACAGTTGTTGCAGGATCTGGAATAGGAGTTTCAGGAAGTTTGTCGAGTGGAAATGTGACCGTAGCTATAACCCCATTGGGAGTTGGTGCAACACAGTTGGGAGAGGGAAGTGTAACTAGGGCAAAACTTGAGCCTTATAGTATAGGTGTTTATTGTGAGATAATGTTACTTAGACAAGAAACAGCTTTTTCATGGGCTAGTTGGCAAGAACTGTTCTATCGAATCATGCCACGATCAGGGTCTGTAAGAGTACAGTGGGAAATGAGAGCAGGAACTTATGCACGGTCAGCAAATACTAGAGTGTATATTAATACCGCTCCCGCAGGTACGGCGTGGAGCACTGGAGAAACTTATTATCAAACATACTATGATGATGTGTATGTGTACCCTGGAGATAGACTATCCTTATATGGATGGGCAGCGTCAGGTCATACTGTAAATGTTCGGAATTTTGGAGTATTAGTAAATAAGCCCTCATGTCCGACGATAGCATGGACAGACATGGTAAACGGAGCGATTTAATAAGAGGAGAAAAATTATGAACACATCAACTGCATGGGAAGAGTTTAAGAACTCACCGGGGTGGAAAGAGGTTGAAGCGATTCTTAAGGAAAGAATCGAACTTATAAGGAACGATCTCGAAACCGGCACGGATGCTGATGGGCGTCCGATAACTCCTGAAAAATGCCGTGGAGGATTGGAGGAACTCCGCTTCGTCCTCGCTCTTCCAGGGTATATTATAGAGGAATTGAAAGGAGAGAAAGATGGAACCAAATGAGAACGGGGCAACAAAAATCGATGTGTCAACTTTACCTCAGGAACAGCAAGAAATTCTGGACCTGATCTCAGGCTTTGCGCCTGAAATCCCTGAAGAAAGGGAAGAGAAAAAGGACGAAGAAGGGGAGAAGAAAAATGATAGTCAGAAAACCGACGAAGGAGGATTCGCAGAGGAAAGAAAGGAACCGGAGTCATCTGTTGGGGAGCCGGTTAAGGATTCACAAAAAACTGACGTTACAAAGTCCGCTGCGGAGGTTAAAGAAGAACCAACCGCGGGGGCTGAAGACAAACCAGATAAAGTCGCCGAACTTACGGCGACGATCGAAAGTCTGAGGAGCGTAATCCAAGAGCTAACGAGTGGGGTAAGACCAACACCGGTGAAGAAAGAGCCTGAGAGGTCATCAGGCGATCCGGCGGAGAAGGTTGAAACGCCTACCAAAAAGGCAGACCTTGAGTTTCCTTCGTTAGCGAAAGGAGAGGATGTCGAGTACCTTCCGAAAGAGAAGGCCGACTTAGCAATGGATAAGCCGCATGAAATTTTTAATTCGGCAATGAATGCTGTCCGGAGAAGCGCAGTCGAGCTTGTATTCGCTCAGCTTCCTAATTTCATCACCTCCTTGGTTGATGAACAGCTGAGAATGAATAGAGTAATCGACGACTTCTATGGACAGAACAAAGACCTCATGCCGTTTAAGGATTTCGTGGCAGTACAGGCCCAGGCGATTGAAGCGAAGAATCCAAGTTGGGGGATGAAAGAAATCCTGGAAGAGACCGCAAAAGTTTCGCGAGACAAACTTCGCCTGGTGGAGAGAGCGCAGGAGATGGCTCCAGCTCCTCCGAGTAAGAAGTCTGCACAAGCAAGTGGGCTTATCGGGACCAAGTCTTCGAGAACTGAGCAGAAGCCTACTCCTGCTCAGAAATCGGAGCTACAAAAAGAGATAGACGAACTAATCTAACAGGAGGATATTATGCCATTTTTAGGAATGAGAAATGCATCACTGTTCGTAACAACTGACAATCCACGTTATACTTGGAGGCCGGAGAATTGGCGTGAAACAATTCTCTCCCTCTACCCCAACGGCAAAGCGCCGCTGACGGCGATCCTTTCAATGATGTCGTCAAAGCCTACTGACGATCCGGTTTTTCATTGGTTCGACAAGGAACTTGCTCAGATGAGAGCGGATGTCACCTTGTGGGATGACACTGGTCTTTCTGGGAACTACGACGACGATGCAACCGCTGGCACGGTTCTTTATGCCAAGATGACTGCAGCAGAGGCCAATCAGTTTAAACTTGGCCACCTGGTTCTTCTCATGGATGCCACAGCGCTGTATGCTGCAAAGAAGATGATGTGCCGGGTAACAGCGGCTCCGGTAATCAACGGAGCAAATTCCTATGTTACTCTAACAGCAATTGAAGCCGATCCTGGAACCGCTAGTGCCGCATTCGACGTAGCCTACATCGTCGGCTCAGCATACGGCGAAGGTGCAGATACTCCTACTGCAGTAGGCTACGATCCGACCCAGAATTACAACTACACACAGATCTTCCGTGACTCCCTAGCCTCCACCAGGACGGCGAAGAAAACACGATTGAGGACAGGAGATGCTGTGAAGGAGGCAAAGAGAGAGTGTCTCGAACTTCACTCCATCGGTTTGGAAAGAGCAATCATCTTCGGCTACCGCTACACCGGTGTGGATGCAAGCAGCATGCCTTTGAGAACTACAATGGGTCTTCGTCAGTTCATCACCACGAACAAGTTCAACTTCGCAACAGAAACGGGTATGACCAACTGGTTGACCGGCGGAGAGGCATGGCTTGATGATAAGCTCGAGCAGTGCTTCCGCTACGGGTCGAACGAGAAACTCGCACTGTGCGGGTCCGGGGCTATTGCAGGGATTACCAATCTTGCAAAGAACTCTGGCAACTTCCAGCTGACTGACAAGACCGTTGCCTACGGCATTGACATTCAGCAGTGGAAGACTCCTTTCGGAACAATCAACCTTAAGACCCATCCCCTCTTCAGTATGGAGGCTGGTCTGAGGAACATGATGATCCTGGTCGAGCCAAAGTATATCATCCAGAGGATCATGGACGATACCAAGTATCTCCCACAGCGTCAGGGGAATGGTATTGACGGTGAGACCTCTGAATTCCTGACCGAGCTTGGCTTTGAGCTTCATTTCGAGAAAGCTTTTGCTTGGTTCGATGGAATCGGTCTGGCTCCTGTTTCGTAGTTAGCAACAAGAATCTCTTGGGAGGGGAGACCCTCCCAGGAGTTTTTTGGAGGGATTATGGAAAGAGATGAGATAAGAAAGAAATTACTATCTAACTACCTCGGCTCTATGATTATTGATCCGCAGGAAGTTGATAGCCTTGTAAACCAAGCAGTGAGGGAGCTTGATAAAACTTCGCTGCTAAAACCGAACATGGGAGAGGTTAGTATTACCGTGACCGCCGGACAGCAGTATGCAGTTATCCCCTCGAGTGTTCGGATTTTGCATAATCTCTTCAATGGCAATGCGGAGGTTTTAAAAAGAGACTACGCATGGTGTATTGCTGCACAGGAGAGAGGAGAGACAATAGACGAACTGGCTTACTGGTGTTATGACCAAATTGACGGCACGAGTTTGACTCATAGAATTCTTCTCTTCTCAACTCCTGCGACTACAGGAACACTTACTGCAAGAGGAATCCTCTGGCATGATGAAATAACAGAGGAGAATGTTGAGAACTACATCACTCGAAAATATCCAGAAACTGTGATGAAAATGGCAGCGTCGATTGTTGAAAAGCGTTTTAGAAATCACAGCGAATCTGCGGCTCTTCGAGAAGATGCAATTCTGGATCTGAAAAGCGAGTACTTTGACACTATCGAAGAAGAGCTTGAAAGCTTACCAAACCAGATGGGAGGGTAGAAAATGGGACTTGAGAATATAAGGAACCTAAGCTTTATTGAGGACGATGTTGAGGTCCCCGCGACTCTTTATAACATCTTACTTACATTATGCGAAGATATCGTCGCGTTTGGAGAGGAAAGCCATGAGGATGACGGGACGATTAATATCCTTACCGGAGATGGACTTGGAGGACGTCCTTCAGCAGGTGTTGCTGGAAGAGTGTATTATGATGAGACGAACGAGAAGTTGTATGTGGATCTTGGAACTACTTGGGGAAGAGGGTTTGCCGTTGATCCAGATGACATTGACTACACACTTCAGGGAGTTCCAGTTGATAATGTAAAAGAAGCTCTTGATCGTCTCTTCGCGATGGTTGGAGTGGATGCGGCTCTTGGAGCGGATGCTATCGAGTATACCTATTCTGAGCCTGTTTATATCATTGGTCAGAATGGTGATGTCGAAACAGCTCTTCAGGCAGTTTGTGAGTGGTTGTTTGACTTGAGTAGTTCAAACATTGCACACGGGGATGGGACAGTTAACTCCGCAATTACAACCCTCCTAGGATTTGTAACAGCTTTGAGTCAGACTTCTGGTGCGTCTACTGTCGGAATCAACGATAGTGGTCTTGCTAATATCGACGCGGCTGACGTTCAAGCCGCGATACAGGATATTGATGATGCGTTGACTGCATTGGGTGAGCTTCCATCTCCTCCTGCAAGCTCAGTTATTAACACCAGCCCGGATACTTATTTCGGCGCCGTGGATGATGTTCAAAGTGAGTTGAACAAACTTGGAACTCTGATGCGGACTATGCAGGATTATGTTATTTTCGAGCACTACATTCCAGGAACTGTAGCGACGAATTCCAAGGCCTACGCATGGACTATTCCTTTCCAGGTTGGAGTTGGGAATATCGTCGATATGGAAGCAATCAACTTTACAGCAGTTCTTGCAAGTGCTCCGAGTTCAACTGTGTCGGTAAAATTCATCCACACTCGTTGTGCAAACATCACTGAGCTTACCATTCCTCAGAATTCTACAACTGATAGAGACGCGGTTACTGAATACGATGATATTGACGTTGGCGATACTTTTTGGGTCAGTGTCACAGGGAGTAGTGGAACAGATCTTATTGTTTCTTTTGTCCTCCGTCTGACAAGGAGCTACGAATGAGAGATAGTAGAATAGATTTCGGTCCTATTAAAGGACTCGCTGCAAGCCCAGGAATGCTAAACGTTCCCTTGTGTGAGGACATCTCCGGGATGGTTGCGGTGAAAGAAGGGATGAGTGTATTCTTACCTCCATCCTCAACAAGTAGTTTTACTTTTACAGCATCGCATCCTTTTCCACAATACATTGACTGTCATGACGGGAAGCATGTTCTTTTAAGAAACTCTATTGCAAGACTTCGTTCCTTAACAGGACTTGCTATCAGAATGAAAGACATCCCAAACGATGGTTATCCCTGGAGCTTTGCGGAGATTGGGGATTTTACTATCCTGTCGAATTTTAGAATTGTTCTTCAGATTCTTAAAGGAGCACTGACGTACAATGAAGAGATCCCTGTCTTCCGTTCTTGCGCAGCGTTTGGAGGACAGTTTCTTCTCGGAAACGTATGGGCATGGGGAGAATTGAGAAGTAACCTGATCATATGGCCCGCGCCTGGGACAGTTAACTTTGAGCCAAGTTCTAGCTCTGCTGGTGGGATTGTTGCAGATGGGATTGGAGATGTTCTGGCATTGAAACTTCTCAGAAGAACAAACTACACAACTGAAGGAATGCAGTACGTAATGGTGTATGGGTCTGAGGGAGTTGGCCTTCTTACCCCACGTGATTATCCAGCTTCTTATGGGTTTAAAAGATTTGACGATATTCCTGGAATAGCGAACTCTCTCGCTGTAACAGGCACGGATACTTTCCATGTGTTTGTTGGGTCGGATAGGAGACTGTGGATGGTCTCATTAGACAAAATCGAATGTATTGATTATAATGATTACCTCTGTCTTGGATCAGAGTTTGTTCTATCATATAACTCAACAGAAGGGAGGGTTTATGTCTCGTTCTAGTGACCAGCTTGGAATTCTTCCTGTTGGAACAATAAGAACTACGCCGGTAAATGCTCCTTATAATGTAGGAACCCCAAGAGGGAAGACACTTGTAACAAGTGCGTTTGGAGTAGGAATGCTGGCGAGGAACGTGAACGCGGTTGTTAATAACAACGGAACTTTGTGTATTATTCAGCCCGGATTTCTTGGAAACCTTACAGGCCCAGCAGAAGGATCGTTCTCTCTAACAACTGTTCCGTTTGATTTTGGAATAGCTCAGAACAAGATTCTCTCAGGAATCGTTGTTTCTCACAACAATCTGGTAGGATTAGATATTGAGGTGTATCGCAAGTTCAGTGGTTTTACGTCGTTTGATCTTATTGGAGTAGTTTCGCTAGGGATGAATCCAACATGTAGTTTGTATATCGCCGGCCAGTCGTTCAAACTTAAATTCTCTGGGAAGGCTATTGATAGAGATAAATCAATTTTCATATCTTATGGCGTTCTCTGGAAAGATAGTGATAAAAGGGGAGTATATGGAAACACCTATGCACCTAACATGTTCAAAAATTGAACAGGAGAGGTTTGTTGTTTTAAGAATCTATCCGAGGGATATTGAAAAGGTGTGGGCTTATGTGAAGTATGGACTTGTTGACATGAGACCTCTTCTTGCATCCACGGATCCGGATTATGTAAACTCAGTCCTTGCTGGCATTATTTCAGGAAGGATGCAGTTGTGGGTTGGGTATACAATGGAGGAGGAAAATGCTCTCTTTGTAGGGTTTATTATCTCATATGTCGACCAAGCTCCGAGTAGGAGTGGGGTAAGATTTCTTTACATCTACGCTCTTTATGGGTTCAACGGTCTTGCAATGGAACATATAAGAAAAGGACAAGAAGCTCTTGAGGGGTATGCCCGTCTCACAGGTTGTAAAAGCATCCGGGCTGAGGCGGATATTGGAACAACAGATGAGTGGATTCAAGCTCTTGGTTTGGGGTATAAGAAGGCATGGACTACTTTAGAAAAGGAGCTGTGAGATGAAAATTCTAAACGAGCTTGGGATGACTGAGATTGTTTTCTTTAAAGGTGGTGGAGGGGGAGGTTCTACCTCTATGGCCGCAACGGATGAGAGGAATGCCTGGTTCTGGGATAATATTGTTAAACCGAACCTGAGCAGAACACAGACGATTTCTCAAACTCTTCCGGATTATTCTCTCCGCCAGCCAGCAAAGTATAGTGAGGTTCAGGATAAGATTACGACATTTGAGAATTATGATCCTATGACAATCTTTTCTCAGACAAGAGAGACTTTTGGAACTGCACTTCGTTCTTATCCGTTGTATAGTAGAGTTATAGAATTATATGACGAATGGAGGGAGAGCGAGTCCCCAGACGATCCTTATATTGCTATTGCCACTAATGAGCACGCTACAACCCTTCGGGAGAATATCGAACTAGGAGTTATTCCTAAATTCGAAACTGGGATGAGAGATGTTGGAGCGGTTCTTTCAGTAGGCTTTCATATTGGAAGGGCTCTTATCTGGAGAGACTACGATAATGAAGTTGCCAAGTTTGACGCAGAGTTAAGAGCAAAGGCTTACTCAGAACATAAGGCGAGATTACAAGACATGGCAAAGGTTCTTTCAAATTCTATTGGAAATCTTTACGCCTCTTTTGAAATTGAGCAGAACAAGAATGCTCTTCAAATTTGCCTAGCTTTCTTAGAAAAAAAGAAGGTTGTTGCCTCCATGAGGCATAATCTTGTGAACGATGAGAACATGGCTTTTGCGAAGTATGATACTATGTATACCAGTATCATGCACGATAGGGCTTTGTGGCCGTTTGAGCCTTTGCAAGCTCTTGCTCAAGTTCATAGTGCTATGCACGGAGGAGTTGGAGCAAGCGGACAGACAAAGACAAATGCCGCGGCTGCTACCATTTCCGGAGCTTTAGGAGGAGCGGCAGTAGGGGCAAACCCAGGAATAGCAGCTGCTACTGGAGGTTGGAGCATTCCGGTAGGAGCAGCACTCGGTGGCCTCAGCGGATATCTTGGTTCAAAATAAGGAGGAGAAAAAATGCCTTTTGACTTTACATATCAATCACCGGAAGATATATTTGGTCGGTTACATAAGTTATTGTCCTCAACAACGCCTGCAGCTTCTACAGCTCTTGCGACAAAGCCTGAGCAGAAATCGAGTTTTTTAACAAAGTTTGCTGCTAAGCAAGCTCAGGAGCCTGTTGATCCTCTTTATGTTCAGCAAACAGGAGAGCCTCCAAAAGACGAGGGTCTTGTTGCTCGAATGATTCGCGGGTTTAATGAAACCCCGGGAGCTTCGACTGCGATGATTCTTGGAAAGCTCGCTCAAGCGTTTGATCCTCAGGGAGAGAAAGGAGTTGGTTACAAGCTTGGGGCGCTTGGGAGTGAAATGGGGAGAGCAGAGGCGGCGAAGAAATATGAGGCTGCTTTCAGAGACAACCCCGCAACTGCAAAAGCTCCTATTGGTCTGTCTCGTGAGGATATTGCAGCATCCGAAGCGCGGGTTCTTGCAGAACAGGTGAAGTTGTCTGAGGAAGAGAGAGCGCAAAGAGCTGAAGATAGAGCAGATAAGGCAGAGGGTAGAGCAGACGAACAGATGGATTTGATGAAATCCCGCAATGCTTTTGAAAGAGTTCAGTTTGCTTACAACGTAAGTGAGAGTCAGAGAAAAGAAGCAAATGATATGTATGCTAGGAGTATTGATCAAAAGATAGCTGCAGCTAGGACGGAGCTTGAAAGGCAGCAGCTTTCTCTTGAGAAATACAGAACTCTTGAAACACTGGAACTCCAGAAACAGCAGATGGAGATGTATAAGAAACAACCCTTTGTTCAAGCAGCTTTGAACACTTCGAGCAAGGCGCTTGAAGATCTTTCTCGTTTTGCAACAACATCTTTGATGCAGGGAGGTAAGGTTGCTGAACAGTTCTCCGCGGATCTTGCAGCTGGGAAGTACAATCTCCTCATAAACGAGGCGAACAAAGGAGCAGAGCTTTCTAATAGTCCCAAAAGACTTGGGATTATTCCTCTTCCAGAGGGTCAGTTTACAATCGACTGGGTAGAGGCGAAGAGAGTTGCTGTCCCTACTAGCAACAACCCTGCTGATATTGCACCTCCTGATGCGTACAAAGTGCCGAAGGGGCTTTCTCAGATGTCGATCTCCCACTACGGTGCCCAGTATAGGAACACCGCGCAGGAAAACCTCGCAACGTTTGAGGCAATGATAAGACAGAACTATGGAGAGAAGGCTCTTGTTCAGATAAAGGACGAAGCGATAATGCAGAAGAGCAGACGTTGACAAAAAGTATCCTGAGCCGAAAAAACTTTCTGATTGGTTATGGAGGGATAAATGGCTAATTTAAGAGAAGGATTTTCTAACCCGCTTATTGTTTCGCCAGGAAGTGGTTTTAAGAATCCTTATATAACAGAAGCTACGGGAGGGGATTATAGGAATCCTTTTCTTGTAACAGACTCTGGAATGGAAGGGCCGAGGAGACTAACTTCTTCCTCCGCGGATATTCCGATGGTAGGAGAAACTCCTTTCAAGGATTTCTCTTCCCAATTCGCGATGCACTTTGCAGACTCGGCCTTTCTGAATATTCCCAGAGTTCTTTCGGAAGACTTCAGAGATTTGCTAGAAAACCAGCAGAGCCAGGTGGGGCAAGTAGGTGCAGCAGTTGGAGAACTGGGAGGGTTTCTTGTTTCTCCTTTTAAAATCGCCAAGGCTGTTTCTGCCCCCGTGAAAGCTGCGATAACGAGGGCGCTTCCGGAGGCTTATAACTATGGTTTAAGAGGATTCGTTAAAGCGGCAATGGAGGAAGGAGCAACACTTTCACTAGCTTCTGCGCTCTCCGCGGACACGGAGGGTTTTGTAGAAAGACTCGGAGGGTCTTTTGCCCTTGGTGCTTCTTTTCCTGTTCTCGGAGCAATTGACGTCCCCGGGCATCCTGTTTTATCTCTTGTTGCTAGAATAGGAATTGGAAACTGGGCACAGGATGCGTTGATGGGGAGAAGTTTTTCTGATGAAAGAACGATCCTTCAAAAAGTCTTTGACTATGGTTTGAATTCCTACTTCTTGAAAAACCACATCCCTCATGTTACAAGAGAAGAGTATGTCGCACGGGCTCGAGGGGAGATGAAGCAGCTGAATAAGGAGGGTTATGAACTCTACGGGGATAGGTGGCAGGAACTTGTTTTTCCTCTTGATGAGAAAGGGAACCCGCTCCCGGATCAACAGTGGCTTTTTGATGTAGGGAATAATGTAAAAGGCTTCGGGGAATCAGTAATGAAGAAGTTTGGAGTTGAGTACGCTGGTTCGATCAGAAGCACGGAGGGGGAGACTGTTGGGTTGATGTTTAGGGATCCTCTTACAGAGAGGATTATAGAAGCTCGTTCGGAGGGGGATTTGAATTTTGGAATTGCTCTGGCGAGGAAAGATGTAGGGTCGTTGAAGGAGTTTTTAGGGAGGGAAGTCAGTGATGTAGGAGATTTGACAAAGGTAGTTAAAGGAACGATGCATTCTATTGACTTAACCACTCCCGCGGAAAAAGACGTATTTGATTTTAAGGCGGAGAAAGATGATGGAATTACTATAAGGGCTGACAATCCTCAAGCTCTTAAAAATGCTATTTTAAGAGTAAGAAAAACTTACGGGGATGAGGTTTCAACTTTTATAGATTACACAGGAGACCCCGCGCAGTTATTAAACCATCCTTTTGATATTCTCCGAGAGGAGAATGGAAGAATCTTCGGGAGGTTGTTGAAGCAGAAGGAGATCGAAGGAAGGATAAGAGCACTTGAGAAGGAGAACCTTGCGAAGAGAAGAATCTCCCCGGAGGAGTATTCTGCTTTAAGGGAGCTTGCAAAAGAGTCTAACATCACTCGAGACCAGGATTTTCTTAATCTTGCGAGGAAGGTTCTTGGAAGAAGGAGTATGCCTCTACGTGAAGTGGATCGGATAACTCCCGCGGAGGCTTCTCTTTTGAGAGAAAAACTTCGTGATCTCCGTTTCACAGAACAGGACGATGTGATTGAAGTAGGGGATAAGAAAAGAAAGTACGTTACAAAAATGAGCGAGAAGGATCTCATGAAAATATACTCCGCGAAGGAAATGCAAAAGGAGCCTCTTAGAATTTTCAAGGTTCCTTATCGTATCCTCCGTGAATACGGACAAGTTTTTATTGATTATTTCCACACCCCGAATGTAAAAGCAACCGCGGATTATAAAAGAGAACTCATGGAAAGGAAGGATGAGTATTATAAGAACAAGAAAGATTTTGGAATCGGAAGAAACGAGTGGTATAGGATTCAAGTCAAAATCCTCGCCGATCAGCCTGAGAGTTTGACAGCTCTCAAAAATCAGGGGGTAGATCCAAATGAGATCACGCTTACAGCAAAGGAGGAAGGGTTTAAAAACTACATCCTCAAAAGTCTCGTGCCATTCCTTAATCGTTTTAATGACGCAAGAGCGGCAGCTGGAAAAGAGCCTGTATCTGCACCAGAGGGTGTTGGAGAGGGTCAATACTTTCCTTTCATCAGGGACCTTGTTCTTGCAGAAAAACTAGGTTTGGACATTTCGACCGCGAAAACGATGGATATTACCAAGATTTTGCGGTTCGGAGATACGACGAATAAATACACAGAGAGGCAGAAGAAGAGTGAGCTTCCTTTTCTCCTTGATGGGGAGAAGGTTTATCTGGATTACTTGGATACGATGACTAAGTATATTCATAGAACTCCCGCACTTGCAAAGCAAAGAGCTATTGTTGAGCAGATGCGGAGAGATAATGTTAACATGAGGATGGTTAATTGGCTTGATAAGACAATTAATTTCTACTCGGGGAAGCAGAGGACGGATGAGAACTATGAGGGTTTCCAGAAGGTTGCCGCGAGATTGAACGAAAACATAATGTTCGCGGTTCTTTCTTATAACATCCGGAGTGCTCTTGTTCAAGTCTCCTCTCTTCGTAACACCGTGGTTGCTTGTGGGAGTAATAATGTAATGAGCGCTCTTGCAGACTGGGCTCTTGGTACAGCAACGGAGACGAGAAAGGAATTGAGGGAGAGAGTTTTTAAAGAAAGCAACGCGATTATCACACGCTCTCCGGAGGCGATTCTTGAAACTGCAAAGAGCCAAGCAGATAGAAGAGCTGCTTTCCGGGAACTTACGGCAGGAGAGAAAACAGTTGTTGGTCGAGCCGTTCAGAATGTAGTGGATAAGGGAGTTCTTATTCGGGATGTTTTAGGAAGAGCAGGATTGAAGCCTCTTTCTTTCCTTGACAGGATTACTGCAGAAGTAACGTGGTTGGCAGCAGAGAAGAGGGCGAAGGAAATTGGGATCCGGGGGGAGAAGATTAAGACATATGCTGACGAGATAGTGAATCTTTCTCAGGGAGTTGGAGGAGCGGAGCATATTTCTTATATTCAAAGAACCCCAGGTGGAAAGTTTCTCACCTTCCTCCAGACTTTTACAATTAATAACTGGGGTTTTCTAACAAGTGATGTTCTTGGTTGGAAGAACCCGCAGTTTACAGAAGCAAGAGCGGAGAAGGTTGTAAGACTGGCAGTTGCCACCGCAGTTTTTTCTTATCTCTTCGAGGATGTTTTTGAAAATACTTCAAAAGCGATCCACTCGATGAATGATGAGGTAGGAGATGTGACGGATTATGTTCTTCCTATGTTCTCCCCATTCCCGCAGCCGGTGAAGGAGTTTAAGAAATCGTTGGAAGAACAGGAGGCGAAAAGAGGGGCTGCCATTGCTGAGCTTGTTCAAGGGCGTTCTCTTACAGCTTCTGAGGAAGAAGCTCTTAATACTGGGGCTGTTAAAAGAGTGGGGAAGGCTCTTTTAAGAGGGGGATTGGAATTTGCGGAGGATATGCCAATTGTAGGTGGACCCATTCGCTACGGTTCCACATGGGGTGGTCCGGGGGTAGAAGTTGCTCAGAACTTGGCGGGAGTTATTCAAGGAAAGGTAGGTGATGCTCTTGCAGCAAAAACTATCGGTCAGATGGTTGGTGTCCCGGGTTCTGCACAGATTTATAAGATGTTTAAAACCCACAATGAGCAGGAAGTGGAAAAGAAAAGGATGATTGCACAGATGTTAAGGGGGTTGTGATGTTAGTAAGAAGGTTTAATAAAGAAACAGGGATAGTCGAATGGTGCTTGGTGGATGGGGAAAAGAACGTTGTCAAGTGGTTTGGCTTGAGTAAGCCAACAGAAGAGGAAGTTCATAAGATAATGCCTTCTTGTAATTACCCCAAGAGTAACTTTAAGGGAACAATATCGGAATGTATAAAAGGAATGCAAGGGATTGCGAAATGTAAGAATTGATAGAAAAGAAGGGGAGCAGGAAGCTCCCCTCTTTTTTGTTCAATCTTTGAACAGGGTAGGTTGTTTTAGTTTCCAAACGTTCTGGACAATATCAAATGTCGCAGCGAAACCTGTGGGTTCTATTCCTTTTAAGCAGTCTTCTATTGCTTGAAGAATAGCTTGATACTTTACTATATTCGCGTTAAGGCTCTCAGTAATATCCTTATCTAAAAACTTTCCGCACCAGTGCTTATGTGAGACCTCAATTTCTCTCTTCTTAGGAGGGTCAAACCGACAGTATCCGCCATAATTGTATGCCTGGTAGTAAAATTCACAGTTTTCACAGTATCTTATCATTTCGCTCTCCTTTCAGAATGTTCGCCGTCATCGTTTACGGCGAAGTGTTTTTCAGGATGGTTGCCGTGGAGGAATTCTAACATTACATAATTCGCCGCGTCGACTAAGAATTCCGTGTTGCCAGTTCTTTTATAGTTCCCGATTGTCCTCTCCACATCTCTCAGCCAGTTCACAGGATAGTCAGGAATAGGACCATAGCGATATTCTCCCATTAGGATTCGGTGGTACATGAGGTTGAAAAATGGAAGTATTCTTTCAATTATCGCACATATCAGGCAGTTAAAGTCCCTCTCGATGTTGAAAGAACACAATCCTTTTTGTTCATAAAGTCTCTTTCTTATAACATCATGATCTGTCATTCTTCCTCCCCTTTTATTATTCCTTCCGCATCTGCTTTTCCTGTTGTCCCGCCTACTTCACTCTCATGATGATAGGCTTTTGAAGCATTCGTAGCTTTTCCGATGTATGTGTAAGTAGTCTTTCTCCCATCCATCCCGATGTGGGTTTTTACCTCCTTCATGTGTTCTAATGATTCTATTGCTCTGTCTAATGTGTAAGGGTCAAGGTCTAGGTAGAAGGCTTTCAGAAGATCATCTCTATCCGCGGTGCGGTTGTTTATAAGATAGTTGTGAACAATAAGAGTCTCTTCTGCAAACCTCGACTTCCCTGAGGTTCCGAACCTTACGTTCATCTTATCCTCGGTGTATTCCATGATTTTCAGAGCCTTTTGAAAATCTCCTCTTGTTACAATTAGATCATCCGATCGTGCAACGGAGCAGATTATAGAGAGCTTTTTCACAAGAGTAGGTTTTCTTGAACGATACCCGAGCATGGGGTCGTTTGCACGGTAGGTTTTTTGATCCTCCACGATGTACCAGTCGGTATACTCTTTGATCATTTCCTCTGTTAGGAAGACCTCTCCACAAAGAAGTTTTATCTGCCCCAGGTCGTGGATGAGTTTTTCTTGGAGAAGGATTTCTGTCTCTGTTCTTCTTGGGTCGACAACAGTTTGACGTTTCTTATCCTCGCAGACCCAGATTACACGGGAGGTAAAACCCCCACCGACCGCTTCCATTGGTAGAATCATTGGAAGCCAGTCAGGTGCGGTTGCTCCTATGATGTTTAGGCAGACGCCGGTTATCTCATTCTTTCCTCTTCCTTTCGTTTCATAAATCCACTTGTCAGCACAATCGTAAAGGTCGGTTAGGGTTGCAAGGAATTTGGCATCCTTTTCCCCTAGAAAGACGGAAAGCTCCGGAGAGATTATTGTTAGAGCGCTCTGATAAGAAGGTTTGCCTTTTGAAACATCATCGAACGGAGCAGTTACTCCGTCAAGTTTGTTGTAAAGGGCTTCCTTTGTTATACTCTCACTCCCCATGTTTATCCCAACTTTTTCCATTAGCTCTTTACCAATCCCGATTGCGGTTCCCTTTCGACACATACCACTGGGGCCAACGAGTACGGTGTAGAGGTTGGGGTAGATGGTTATTGTTCCCCATCTCAAGTAGACTCTCCTCTCAAGAACGGCTGCTATAGTTGCGATCCCACACCATAGAAGGTACGACTGCGGCGGCTCCGTGCGGTCTGTGAAGTCCAAGAATGATGATAGCCAGTTGTCTAGTAATCTACCCATGATATCCCCAATCTGTCGTAAACCTCAACTCGAAGTTTTTCCTCGATGTCGTCAATGGTGTCCGTGGAGGATATTGTTGTTTCTACCAACGAACCCCAGCGAAAGCCAATTTCAACTGTAGTTTCTACGACAAAGGTTCTTCCTTTGTAGAAGAGAGGAATGTCTAAGCGCTTTATCATCCAGTAGATGTTTAAAGCGAGGGCTTTTATGTGTTTGTAAGGTTCTTGGATAAGAACAGAGTCGTGGGTTTGGGTAACCAGGTCTTTGTTTTTATAACTGCTCCCGAGGGTTTTACTAATAATATGACCAACGGTGCTTTGGGGTTTGAAGTCGTATGCAGCTTTGAAAAGCTCGTCTCCCCAGCGGTCAAGGAAGGTTCTTTTTCTCCCTAGCAGGTTGGAAAGAGTCCGGGATTCACGGAGCTGGTGTTGAGTTTCTTTGTGGTAAAAATTCTTAATTCCCGGATAAGCCTCGTGGTATTTGTTGTACCAGTCTCGGGCAACGTTGTCTGAGACCTGTTGCAAGAGAGCAAAGCGTTGGATGCCCATGTCGTAGTTGAGTCCATGGTTACAGCTCTTGGCGATCTTTCTTTCTTCCTTTGAAATAAGTTCTATGGGTTTGTCGAACATCAAAGATGCTGTCCATTTGTGAAGGTCGACTCCTTTTTCCACCGCAGTTATCATGCTATAATCCCCAGAGAGGTAAGCAACAAGAACCCATTCGGCTTGTTTCTTGTCGAATTGAACAAGTAGATGGTCCTCATCAGCACATAGGAATTTTTTAAACCTCGGGTCCAGGTTCTGCATATTCGCACCTGTTTCGTCAAGGAATTGGGAAGAAGCCCATCTTCCTGAAACCGTTCCAGATATTTTCATCTCCCCTCTCAATCGGTTGTCAGGATCAAGTTGGATTTCTAAATAAGTTCCTCGGAGTTTATACAATCCGCGGAGGTCAAGGACAAGACCCGCTTCAATAGAACCCTTTCTTTGTAAGCGTAACAAGGCTATTTCGTCTGTTGTAACGCTGCCTCCTTTTGTATAAGGAGGAAAACCTTTTTCAACATAGAAATATTGTGCCATTTGTTTAGGAGATTTAACGTTGAGAGGGTGACCAGCAAGTTTTTCAAGCAGCTTTTCCTTCTCTTCTATCTCCTGGGAGACTTTTTTATGCTCGTTCTTTATCCCTTCAACATCTGTTTTTATTCCTCTTGCCTGCATATAAAGGGCCACGGGGAGACATTTTGTAACTGCGTCGTTGTAGACTTCTCTTTGATCTTTTTCCTCAATCTCTTTCATCAAAACAGGCCAGATTTCAAACGTTGCTACACAGTCCCAGCAGTTGTATAGGTACAAATCCTTATCTGACATGTCTTTGTAGTAAGGGATGTCTGTGTAGATGCTTGTTAGGTATTCCAAGGATTTTGAAAGGTCTGGCCAGAGCAGTTGCGCCGCGGCCATTGTGTCGTGGAGTTCTCCTCGGGTGACCATCTTGTAGATTTTTAAAAGGAAGTGGGAGTCAAACACCATGTTGTGAGCGATTTTTGGAATATTTTCGTCAGCAAGGATCTTTCCAATAAGACGAATAAGGTAGAACTCCTCCCACTCGCTCCAATAGGAGTTACTCAAAGGGATGCACATTGCAAAAGTTGGCTGGTGAGAGAACCCTATGCACCGAATCCACTGGATGTTTTTCGGAGTCTCGATGTCGAAGACGACAGGGAGTTTCATTTCCAAAAGGAACTCAAGATAGCCTCTCGCTTCTTGGAAAGTTGGTCTGTCAACGAGTTCTCTGTGAATAGGTTTGTAGTTTGGTTCGTGAAGGGACCAGCATTTTACTTTCTTGAGATCACAGACAATATCGTAGCGGTCGAGGTATCCGCCGGGGCGGATGGAGTGAGAAGGATGGGTTGTTGGGATAACGGTTTTTCCAGGGATAAGGGTGCAGGGAATAGGAGAGCCGCGCCATTTTGTTATCCCAGTTTTTCCTGTTAAAGCAGTAAGAGCGGTTCCTCCTACAGCGACAAAGATGGTAGCGTCAGAGTAGGTTTCCAACTCCAACCGGAGTTTCTCAACCCACGGTTTTCCTGCTTCTGTGAACTTTCCATCTTTGAAATAAGGAGAGATGTCATTCTTCAAAGGACGGATTTTTATCACATTAGTTAAAATGCACTCACTCCTTGCAATCCTCGCAACGTGAAGGCATTGGTCAAGAAGATTGCCAGCAGGGCCTACAAAAGGCTTTCTCTCCGTGATCTCTTGCTCTCCCGGAGCTTCTCCTATAAGAACAATTTTCGCAAAAGGATTGATCTCAGGAGGAACTTCTATCGCTATTTGTTGAGTTAGGTCGCTCATCAAACTCATTCTTGTCCTCCTTTAAGATTTCCCTTACGTCTTCCCATTCCATGAATTGGACAGGGATATTGTGTCTAGTAGCGAACTTTATTTCTTCTTGCACGCCTTTTGACTCTGTCCACCCAGGCATGAGAACGACAAGGAGTTTTGCGGCGTTAAGAAGCATTACTTCATCATAGGTTTTCCAAAAGCTGTACGAGTAATCAAAGTCTCCTACCTCACAGATTGGATGAGTGTGAGCGATAGGGGAGAATACGACTGCTCCTTTGCTCATCAACTGTGCAGCAATCTTGCACGCGGTGTTGAAGCGATATTCTCGAACATATTTGAGAGGATGGGAGTAGGGAGTTGCTAGGTAGATGTAACTATTTTTCATCCTTGCCCTCCCCTTTCAAGCCTATCGTCGTGGCGATTACGGAGATGAATTTGTTCTTATTGTTTTCTGAGGAGTCGAAACCCGTGCAGGTCATGTTTTCCGCAATTGCAGCAATGATATCGTTTCCAGAGCCAAGGAAGGGGGAAATGATTTTACTTCCTGGGAGGGCGAGAGAAGAGAAGATTTCTCGCATAAGTTTCACTGGTTTTTCTGCCGCGTGGATTTTCTTCCCGGAATCGCCGATGGGGTAGGAGAAAGTGTTGAGACGGCCTTTTTTCAGAATTGTAGGCTTGCCTTTTGATGCGAGGAAGAAGGTTTCATAAGCTCTCCCGAAGTAGCAATCAGGGCGGTTCGTTTGGCCGCGGTCTTTTATCCATAAACAAGGGATGAGATCGACAGAGAATCCTATTTCTGTGAGGATTCTCTTAACCATCTCATACCACTCAATTCCGAACCACCAGACACACCAGGTGTTGTCTTTGAGAACTCGGAAAACCTCGTCGGCTATATGGATAGTAAAACTCTCATATTCATCCGGGTCGACTTCGGCGTAGTCATCAAGGTTTATAGTTTTCTCATCCCCTCCTCTTTGGGAGGCTTTGACATCATTGAGGTTGATGCCATAAGGAGGGTCTACGTTTGCGAAATCAAAAGATGCATCCGCACACTCTGCGATTAGAAAACGAGCATCTCCCACAAGATAGGAGTCGAAGATTTTCATGGCTCCTTCTCTTTTCTTTTGCTCATCAGAAGGTTTTTCCTCTCCTTCTTTCTGAGATTCTACAACAGAGATTTTTGCAACCTGCCTTTTGGCGAACTCTGCGAGGACTATGTCGTCATGCATTTTCTGGATCTTTTTCACTGCTTCGTCTTTTGTTTTCGCTTGAGCAAGTTCTGGGATTGCCTTCACGGCTTTTGCAATGTCGAGGTCCCGGTGGATACTTCCAACACTGTCGCCAAAGAAAGCTGCTGTTTTTCTCAAAGACCAGTTGGGGTCTTCCTTTCTTTTCTCATCATCTATTGCTTCCTTGAGTCGAACTTCTTCCTGCCATGTGAGGCTTTTGCGCTGGAGATTCTCATCAAGTTCGATTTCAAGGCGGTCGACAGGAGAGAGTTGTTTTTTAACATTCACCGGGACGTATTCGACTCCGGCTTCTAAGCAGGCTTTATAACGTCTGCCGCCGGCGAGAAGATTGTGTTTCTCATCCACGGTGAGGGCAGAGATGAGACCTTTTGATTTGATCGAAGCGATCAAGTCGATCATGTTACCGTAGTCTTCACGGAAACGTTGAGGGACAGTTATCTGATCTATGCGAAGAACGCATACAGAGGGCATTGGAGAATTACCTGCCATTTGAAATACCTCCTGTTAGAAGTTGCTTGAGTTTCTCTTTTTGTTCAGGCGTAAGGTTCTTAAGCTTTTCCGCAAGGTTGAGTTTCTTTTTCGCCGCACGCTTTTCGACCACAGCAGTTTTCGGAACGAAACGGCGGCTGCGGATGAGTTTTACCTGTTCCATTAGTTCGTCATCCGTCATGTCGAGGACTGTTTTCTGAATGTTTTCTATTACGAAATCTTCTTTGTTCACGGCATCCTCCATTTGCCGTCGAGGATTTCTGTCACGACGACAGAAACAGGACGGCTATCCGTGTCTTTTATAACTGCCTTACAAAGCTCTTCAATGACTTGTGAACGCAGTCCGTAAGGGATTCTTTTATGCATTTCTGATCGTGTCTCTGCTGGAAGCCATAGTTCCATTCGTCTTAAGCCTGACATTCTTCATCCTCCCTTTGTTCGTCCTCACACTCTTGTAGGCTTATTTTTTTACTTATTATTATTTCTCCAAACTTGTTATAAAAAACCCTTCCATTTTTTTGATCATGCAAGACAAGATACGGACGGTTCCAGTAGCCTTTTGAGCAGTATACAATCTGGCGTTTTTTCTCATTTTTAAAAACCTTACTCGACTTATACGATCCAGAGAGTTTTGAGAATATCTCAGAGTACTCTTTTTCCCCTACCGCTTTCACAATACAGTTTAAACAGCCGTTACAATCGCTCATTTTTTCTTCCTTTAAAAAAGGAGGAGGGAACTGGCAAGGACTCCCCCTCTTTCGGGTTAGGGCACATCCGGTAGTTTTGTTACATCTCAGTTCCTTTATACCCGTTTTTTAGAACCGGACTTTGAGCTTGTTGCTTTCGCCGTACTCGTCGCTGTTTTCTACCTGAAGGAGACCAACACCATCTGCGCCGATGAAATCGTCGGAGTTGAAACCGTCTGCGTCGAAGGGGACGTTGAACATCTTGCAGAGAGCTTTGGTTTCTAGGTAGCGCATGTTCTTTGCCGCGTCGTCAAGATGGGCTGTCTCGAGACCGAGGTAGTAGTAGATGGGCTTTGTAACATACCCAGGGACGCCGAGCATAAGAACCATCTGGTTCCTCTTTTCCTTGCCACCCCTGCCACTTGAGAGACCGACAGAAACCTTTAGGACTTTGAGTTCGTACTCCTTCTCCGGGAGTACCCTAGGTTCTTTTGCGTCGCCGATTGCCATTTCGATGAAAGGTGCCATAATTCTTTTCTCCTTTTTATTAGGTTTTTATCTCATTGTTCAGTTTTTGAACAGTGAGTTGGTTCCGTTATTTCTTTCCCTTCTTTGCTTTTAGCATCAGTGCTGCAATTCCCTGTCCCTCGATGGGTTTTGAGAAGTCCACTGTTACGTCTTCCCACAGTTCGTAGATGCCCCTACCAACACGGGTTCTTGCGATTTGGTAGATGGAGGTAGGTCTTGTAAGGATTTTGAACTTGGCCTTTCCTCCTTCGTCCCTTCCTTCCAGGTGGTAGATCTCGTCAAAAAGAAGGGGGATAGATTGGCGAAGTTGGCCGACGAGGGCGAGTTCGCTCATTACTCTCTGGGTTACTTTGTCCTGGATGGTTCTTTCGTGGACGCACATTACCACAGTTATTCCGAGACTGGTAAGAGTTCTAACAACACGGCTTATAAGGTTCATAGCAGTGTGGAACTCGTGCTCGAAATCCGGTGGGAGGCCGACTCTGTTGTTTCTTATCTGGAGTTCGTCTATGATCATGTTGGTCCAAGTGGATGCGGAGTCGATTACTACGACATCGACCCCTCCTTGGACTTCCGTCCCGTCAGAGTCCTTGTGGGTTACGTTCTTGTCAGTAAACCACCTGGAGTTCAAACGGGTTTCAAAGTCGTTCTCCCATTGGTTGTAGACTCTCTGTGAAAGCGGAGGGTAGGTGTCGGAGATCCCACTTGTGATCATCTTTGTCGAGATGTCCTTGGGGAGAAATTCCTCGTAGTTGATATCCACTCCGCGGACGCTTTTCAAACCACCCGGATCAAAGTTGTAGCAGAATTTGCGGCCTGGAATAGTGCTCCAGAGAACTGTCTTGCCGCTTCCTACTACTCCTAAGAAGAGGTAGTTCGAGCCTTCGATTTTTATATCCTTTGCGTTTGGCATTTTTCTACCTCGGTGCTGTTTGCGGAGCGTCTGAAAAAAGAATAGGATCTTTTTCAGCTTTGATTATCCATGTGTCATATTTAGCTTCAACGCCTTTAGGATCGACAAGGTAGTCGTATACTGCTTCTGCTGCCGCTAATCTGGTTGTAAACACAAACCTCTGGCATCCAACATCAACAATAATACCATTGTTAGATGTTCCGTATATGCAGATGTGACGGTCCAGAATTGTTCCAAACTCAATAGCCATTTTCTTGCTCCTCCTTTTTTTCTTATTTTTCTTCTTTCAGTGTTTTGTAGAGGTAGTAGCAGCAATAAACAAGTGCTAGAACCTCTAAGGTTCGAAAAATGTAAATCATCTCACCCTCGCATTTGTAATCGTCTGATAAAGCTCAAAGGTTTTTGTAATATCATACATAGCTTCATGGGCTTTTTCTTCGTCCCATTCTAACCCTAAGGCTTTGCAAACAGTTGCAAGTTTGAAGTCCGGGATGGTATGACGGTTGTCCTTGAAAAACTCTGCGGCGATGATCATTACATCAATGGAAGGGGTGTAGAACCAACTTCCGAAGAAGTTGCTCCCGTTCTTTTTGAAGAATGATCTGAGGAAAGGCATGTCGAAGGTGGCGGAGTTGTAACCGTAAAAGTGGAATTTGTCGTTCTTGTCGAACTTGTCCACGTATTCGCCGAGGGTTTTCTCAAAAGCCTTGAAGACGATCTCGGGAGGGAGGAATGCGTCTGTTTTTAGATCCTCCCTAGAAATGCGGTTCACTGCAAGGGCTTCGTCAGAGATGATGTCGTTGGGGAAGGGTTTTATTCTAATGTTAAAATCTTCCTTTTCCTTCCTATCCACGTAGATAAACCCTGCCATCTGGATGATGCCGCTCTTCCAAGGGTCGAGACCAGTTGTTTCAAGGTCGATGAAAATTTCGTTTAGTTTTCTCATTCCGTTTCTCCATAGAAGAGATTAAGTTCCTTTTTCCACTTCTCCTGAACCCGACTGTTCTCCGCAAGAGGGTTCCAGACACTCGTTATGTAGCCGTCAGGGAGGCGTTCCTTCTCCCACGGGTAGGTCCACATTTTGCAAACATAATGGTAAGGGCAACCCGAGTAGTCAGAACATGCAACCCAACGACGTTTGAAGCCATAGAAACCAGTTTGGATGAGATTGCAGTCTTGTTGAATAAGGTCAATCCAGTCGCACGTCTCGATGAGCCAAGCATCCAGAGTGATGTCGTCACGGAGAAGAGGGATGCGCTTGAAATCCATGTCGGTTTTTTGAGTCAAGGCTCCGTCGATAAGAACCCCGTGGTAGAGATCGCCGTAGTTCAACCTCCCAGCATATCCGTATCCGTCCATCTGGCCGTTGGGAGAGAAGGAAGCTTCCCAGTTTCCTTTGAAAGAAATAGTTGTTTTGTGGTCTGGGATGATGATCCTGCTATCTTCACGTTCAACAACCTTATCCATGCGGCCGATGTAGACAGGGTAGTTGGGTTCGTCAGATAGGGGAACACGAAAACCGAGTTCGATTGCCAAAATCTTCTTAAAGTCTCTCTTGTTTACGTTTTCATAGCGATCCTTATACCTGATAAGCATCTCCTTTGCTCTTCCAGGGGTACGAGGATAGGCGGCCATTTCGTCTATCTTCGGGTCCCATTCTGCAAGGAAGGCTTCCATTGCTCTATCAACGTTCCAGTAGATCCACATACTATCCATTGCATTATGCCAGCAGGTTCCGAAAATGAGAGGGAGAGAGGTTTTCTCAGGTTTTATGCAGCGGCAATAGGCGTAGTAGAACCTCCGCGGGCAACGGACGTAGGCTTCTATCATTGAGTTATCATACTCAGAGCGTTGAACAATGTGAATTGTTCGGTTTGTGATAAGATCTTCCATTAGTTATTCTCCTTGAAAGGCGCAATTCTTTCGAGAAGTTCGTCGATTATTATTTCTCGGCAGACATACTTCTCGTTTTTGTAAAGGAGGAGTTTCACCCTTCCATGCATTCTACCCCACACGAGCGCAGCAATCGTGCAAAGAATGCTTAGAGATGTGAGGAGAAGATAATCATCTGGGGTGCTGTCTCCAAGCTCTTTCACGAACATGCGATACATTGCATCGACTGCGAAACGGTTTTGGATTCCTTCGGAGCAAAAAACAAGGTCCCCGTAGCGTTTTGCGTCATCGAAGTTATGACCGCCTTTGTTTATTATATACACCCGTGACATTTGAGCCTCCTGCTAGTTCTTTTTTTCCTCTTTCTTCTTCTCTTCTCTTTTCTTTTCTTCAACATCCCTGAGTTTGGAAACCCGGTCGATTTCTTGGATGATGTTCAGGCGGATTCCTTTTCTTTTCAATATCTCTTCTTGGACCGCCGTGGTTGCTGCGTTCAATCCGTTGATTTGGCAGTCTATCTCAGAAAGATTTGCCGAAAGCTGGTTGAGTTCGAGATCGTAGTTTTTCTTTCCTTGTTCTACTGCAAAAGCAGTCAGAGGAAGGAGGATGAGAGTTGTGAGGATTAGTAATTTTTTCATCCCTTTTTTCTCCTTTTTCTTATAAGAAAAAGAGAGGGAGTTTTTAGACTCCCTTTCTTTTTTTTGTATTTCTGCGGTGGAGAACTAATCCACCAGACCCAGGGCCTTGAGCACGTTGAGCTTGTCGTCCTCGGAGAGCTTGTTAAGCATGTCGAGGGCTTTGTCAGTTGCGCTCTTCTTCGGACGTGAACCAGGTTTCCATTCGGTACACTTGGCAAGGATGTCCTCGTTGGACATTGCCTTGTCTCCGTCGAGCTTAAGCATCCTTCTCGCAAAGCCCTGCAAACCAACAACAGCGTCAGCTTTGTAAGATTCAAACACAGCCTCCTCGCCGAAGAGGGCAACGGCTTCTTCGAGATTTGAGCCAAAGTTGAATGGGATTGCGATCTTTCTAGCGCCCTCATCCCCAGATGCTGCTACGTTTACCATCTCTGTTACCATTCCGATTGTTGTTTCTTCTGACATAGTAATTCTCCTTTTATATAGTTTTTTGGAACTGCTTCTTCTTTTTAACAAGTCTGCCTTTTTACGTAGTTTAGAAAAATCTGCTCGGTAGAGTTGACTATCTCCATCGTCGCTGGGCGGTGCCAAGAGGAAGGGGAGAGGTTTTTCAAAGCTGTTCTTACGGCGTATACTCGTAGCTCTGTCGGCTCGGGGCCGATGAGGTCACTCACGGCTCTCATTTGGCTATTATCTTGGGCGATTTTTATAAGATCGTCTTCTGAAAGCATGTCTTGATCGTTCCAAGGAGTGTTGTTTGGGGAGATGCGGACAATGTTTGTTTCCTCTTCTTTTTCGTTGAAGTCTGACAAGGCGGTTAAGAGGGAAGATTCTTTTACCTTTTTAATCTCATCTTCGACTTCAGAGTAGAAAGATTTCATTTTTTCCTTAACTTCCTTTTGTCTCTGAATATGAGAGGGGGAGATGAGGAGTTCGTTTTCTTCCTTCTCAACCCTTTCACTATTTGCTTCAAAGTGCTCTTCGGCGCCTGATAGGGATGCGGAAGGCATTACGTATTCTTTTGTAAGTTTGGAGATTCTTGTAAAAAGCTCCTCTTCGTTGGGGTAAGTAGGGACTTTGTTGGCGTCACGGAGGGAGCGGCAGATTACCTTTACAAAAATGGAAAGGGCCTTGCTTCTTCCCATGTCCATCGTCCCATGATGGAGGAGGTTTAAGAAGTCGTAGATTGAGACTTCATCATCGAGGTTTACTCGAATGTGAGCTATGCTAGAAGGAATCATTTCTTCTCCTTTCTTTTTAAAGTCCAAGACGTTTTTTCAAAGCTTCTTTTTCTTCCTTCGAGAGATTTCCTAAAACTGTCTGAAGGGCTTGTTTGGTGTTTGCGGGGGGTTTTTCCTTCTCCGCGGAGGGTTTTCTCTTAGGGATTTGAGTTACTTTTCCTCCCTTTTCTAAAAACTCATTCTCGTGGAGGGAGTCTATGCGGGCGTTGACAAGACGATCCATGTTAGAACCATGGGTGTCCATGAGGCTCCTGATTTTGCTTTGGATCTCTTGGATAACAGCTTCACCAAGGAAAGGGCCTTTGTGAGTTACTTTTATATTCTGATCTATTCCAATGTACCATTCCCCGTGAAGGTTGTTGTAATGCCACCTTCCGTAGTAGGTAACTGCACGGTAGACTGTTGCTTGAATATCGGGCATTTTTTCTTCTCCCTTTCTTTTCTTCGTATTTGGTTTTTATCCCATTAACCCGCACATTGTAACATGAAAGTTCTGAGATGTCAAGAAGAAAATTCATTTCTATGGATTTTTCTCCTTTTGTTGTTCTTTTTCTGTCACAAGGGTGATAGTGCAATCATTAGGAAATGCGTGGAAATGACAAGAAATGGGGTAGGCTGATGTAAGGTGAAGTTTTTTTGCCAATTGGATGAAGGCGTTGTAACGAGCACGGTTTTTTGACTGAGCGTAGGTGTGGAAGGTGTGAGTTTCTTTTTTGTAGAATAGGGTTATTTTGTATTTCATTTTTTTGTTATTCCTTTCTTATTTCTATTGGGCGTATGTTTTTAATATTTCAAGAATTGTTTGACTTCCTCCATTATCTAGCCATAATACGAACCCGGACAGCATCATGATGATAAGCACTGCGCCTATGATGCTAACTACCACAACAAGACTGCTATCGTTTTCAGAATACTCATATCCACAATGACGACATAATTTCTTGATTGACTCATCCTTACCACATGACGGACAGGTGGGAGGGTTTACTGGTATGTATATCGGGCCAGAATCTGTTGGTAGCATCATATTAATCCTCCTCCACCCACCGCTCGCCGGTGAGTTCTACGCAGTCGATTCTGTCCTCTCCTCCCTGTTCGTCTGCCTCAATCCTAGTTAGATGGTGACTCACATGATCGTAGGGATATATATTCTGGAATACTCTTACTCTCACCTTAGCCTTCCTTTTTTTCGGTTTCGCAGGCCCGACCAGATCGAATGGGCCGTGGAAGAGATCGGGGTAGAGCTGATCTGGGTGGTACTTTCCGTCTGCAAAATATGATACTGTAAACTTAATGGCGTTGAACTTTATATTAATTAGCAATGTTT